GATGTTCCCTGCGAAGAAGGGCGGCGCTGGATATTCTGCGTTAGAGGATTCTGATTACACTCAGGTGCGCATCACTCTCCCTGATGAACCTGTTCATGAGAACATTGACTTTGATGACTATGCTGAGAATGAAGTGAATGATTATGTATTGCGCGGCCCAATGACAAACAAGCGCAAGCAAGCATTTGATAAGGTGCAGCAAACTCTACAAGCGCCTCCTATGAACCCCTTGTACAATAAGGTTGCCGAGAAATGAAGACGCCAGCATGGACAAGAAAAGCGGGTAAGAACCCTAAAGGTGGGTTGAATGCCAAAGGTCGTGCATCTTATCGCACTGCGTCTGGCAAGAAGGGGAACTTGAAAGCGCCTGTGAAGGGCGCGCCTAAGACGCCAGAAGAGATGCGCAGAAAGGGATCATTCCTTACTCGCATGGGTTCTGCGAAAGGCCCTCTCAAAGATGAGAAGGGTCGCCCTACTAGATTAAAGTTATCTCTCATTGCTTGGGGTCACAATGGTGACAAAGCATCTGCGGTGGCAAAGGGTCGCCGTCTCCTTGAACGCTATCGCAAAACCAAAGAAAGGAAAGCGTAATGCCTAATGTTGCTGGCAAAAAATATCCGTATACTGCGGCTGGCAAGAAAGCCGCAAAGAAAGCAAAGTCTATGCTGACGGGCAAGCAAAAGAATCTGCCGTCTGCTCTCAAGAAAAAAATTATGAAAGCGAAACAAGATGCCTAAATGGATGTATCCCGATGGCACTCCCTATGATGGGGCAGTGACCTTTACGCCTGACAACCGTGCGTTTACAGGCGAAACTCGCACTCGCGACTCTGTTAAAGTTATTCCATACGAGGAAAAGAAAGATGCCAGTAAACGAAGCGGGGAACTACACAAAACCCCAACTAAGAAAAAACTTGTTCCGCGCAATCAAAGCGGGAAATAAGGGCGGCAAGAAAGGTCAATGGTCTGCGCGTAAGGCGCAACTGTTGGCTTTGCGCTATAAGAAGGCTGGTGGGGGTTACACATCATGAAGCCCTCACAGCAATCACTCCGCGCATGGACGCGCCAGAAATGGCGCACCAAATCTGGCAAACCTTCCACGCAAGGTAAAGATGCGACAGGTGAGCGCTATCTGCCTGAAGCGGCAATCAAAAGCCTAAGCGATAGCGAGTATCGCCGTACCTCTGCGGCCAAACGCGCGGCGCTCAAGAAAGGGAAGCAGTTTTCTAAGCAACCTAAAGATGTGGCTAAGAAGACTGCTAAATATACATGAGCAGTTTTATGCACACACTATCTGATCACGACCGTGACATTCTGCGCAAGGTTGTTAAGATGGTTCATATGAAGCATTACCCAAAAGATTTTTGCACTGACTATGAGGCTGACAAGATGATTGCGGCAATTGCGCCGCAAACGCTTGAGAGTCTAAAAGAAGTCGGAAAGAAGTTTAAGGTTGACCAACTTTAACTATAAGCCTGATGGCGAGATCCTAAAGGCATTCATGAAAGATGATTCATTCTTTCGCGGCTTACGGGGGCCAGTAGGTTCTGGTAAATCTGTTTGCTGTTGTGTTGAAGTGTTTCGCCGCGCTCTTATGCAAGAGAAAAACAAGGAAGGCATTCGCCGCAGTCGATGGGCGATCATCCGTAACACCAATCCTCAACTGAAAACAACAACCATCAAGACATGGCTTGATTGGTTTCCCGAGGAAGAGTGGGGCAAGTTTACATGGTCTGTGCCTTACACTCACCGCATTCAAAAGGCTGACATCGATCTTGAGGTTATCTTCTTAGCGCTCGACCGCCCAGAAGACGTAAAGAAACTATTGTCATTAGAACTTACGGGCATATGGGTGAATGAGGCGCGTGAGATTCCAAAGTCAATCATCGATGCGTGTACAATGCGCGTTGGTCGTTTCCCTTCTATGAAAGATGGCGGTTGCACTTGGACGGGTGTTATCGCCGATACTAACGCTCCAGAGGAGGATCATTGGTGGCCTATCATGTCAGGCGAAGTACCCATTCCAGACCACATCTCAAAAGAAGAAGCAAGAATGCTGGTAAAGCCAAGCAACTGGAACTTCTACACCCAACCCGCAGGCATGATCGAAAAGAAGAGCAAAGAAGGAGACGTAGAAGGGTATTCTCCAAACGCGAACGCAGAAAACAGAAAGAATATGCGCTCGGATTATTATCCGAACATCGTGATGGGGAAGACGAAAACATGGATCGATGTGTACGTCATGAACCGCCTTGGGAGCATCAAAGATGGTAAACCAGTTTATAATATGTTTGCGCCAGATATGCACATTGCTACAGAAGAAATACCTGTCGCAAGTGGTGTTCCTGTCTATGTTGGCATCGACTTTGGGCTAACCCCCGCCGCCGTCTTTGGTCAAAAGGTCAGAGGCAGATGGCTTATACAATCTGAGGTTGTAGCATTTGACATGGGCATTGTGCGCTTCACTGAAGTCTTGCGGCAAGAAATAGCCACAAAGTATGCACAGTGTGAGGTAATCATATTTGGAGATCCCGCTGGCGATTTTCGTGCGCAGACAGATGAATCCACGCCATTCCAGATATTGCGCGGCGCTGGACTTAATGCTCGCCCAGCACCATCTAATGATGTGACGTTGCGCCTTGAATCTGTAACACAACCTCTTATGCGCATGGTCGATGGTAACTCTGGATTTCTTATTGATCGTAGGTGCAGAGAACTGATCAAAGGTTTTGAGGGTGGGTATCAATACCGCCGTATGCAAGTGTCTGGCGAAAGATATGATGACAAACCTGAGAAGAACCATTACTCTCACATTCACGATGCCTTGCAGTATTTAATGCTTGGATCTGGTGAGGGGCGGCAGATAATGAGTAATGTTGGTAGACCAACACAACCGTTTCAAGCAAAAAGAGATTATGATGTTTTTGCAAGATCGCCCCGTAAGAGAAGGCAGGGGCTTTGGTCAAGAATGTAAATTGTGCGTTGCAATGCATTCATGCTAGATATAAGACAACCTAAAGAGGTGTAATATGTGTGTATTTGGTGGTGGCGGCGGCCCTTCTGTTCCGCAAGAATCTGAAGAAGCGAAGCAACAGCGTCTTGCTAAAGAGGCTGAAGAAAAGCAGAAAAAAGAACAAGCCAAGGCTAAGGCTTTAGAAGAGACGGTGAAGACCTACAAAAAAGGTATTGCTCGTCCTTCATTGCTTACTGGCACTAAAGGTGGCATTGGCTATTATAGCGAGACACTGTAATGCATACAGCAAAGCGTATGATTGAAAAGTATAATCGCGCGAAAACTTATCGTGCGAATTTTGAACCTCTCTTCGAGGAGTGTTACGAATACGCTTTGCCGATGCGTGAAAGTTTTTATCATGAGGTTGCTGGCCAGCGCCGCGATGATAAGATCTTTGATGAGACTGCTGTCGTTGGCGTTCAAGAGTTTGCATCACGTTTGCAATCGGGTCTTGTGCCTAACTTTGCGCGATGGGCAGATTTATTGGCTGGCTCTGAAGTACCAGCCGAACAAGCCGAGGAGGTTAATAATCAACTTGATACAGTCACTGATTATGTATTTGAAGTCATACAAAACTCTAATTTTGGGCAAGAGATCCACGAATCATTCATGGATCTTGCAGTCGGTACAGGTATTCTTCTCGTTGAAGAAGGCGATGCTGTTAATCCCGTTAGATTTAATGCTATCCCTCTTCCAAGCGTTGTCTTGGACACTGGCCCAGATGATCGTATTGATCACGTTTATCGTGAAAGGAAACTTAAAAATTCAGAAATTCCTGTCGCATATCCGAAAGGAATTATCAGCCCAAGACTAGCGCGCGAGATTGAAACTCAACCTGATGCTGAGACAACTATCGTTGAGGCTGTTTGCCGTGACTACAGCAAGCCAAATGTCGAGGCGTATAGTTTTGATGTTATCGATGTGACGCGCGAAGACATTATCTTCCACGATCAGTTCAAGGGATTAGGCTCTAATCCTTTTATTCCTTTCCGTTGGTCTAAGGCGTCTGGCGAAAAATATGGGCGCGGCCCATTGATTAATGCCCTCTCGGCAATCAAGACCACAAACCTTACCATCGAACTTATCCTTGAAAACGCTCAGATGGCCATCTCTGGTATATACCAAATGGATGATGATGGGGTGATGAACACCGATACCATTAACTTAGTGCCAGGGACTATCATACCGAAAGCGATGGGGTCTGCTGGTTTACAGCCAATCCGTGCGGCTGGTAGTTTTGATGTGGCTAACCTTGTACTCAATGATATGCGCAACAACATCAAACGTGCGCTTTACAATGATATGCTCGGTGATCCAAACAAAACTCCCGCGACAGCCACCGAGGTAGCCGAGCGCATGGCTGATCTCTCACGGCGAATTGGATCTGCGTTCGGTCGTCTACAGGCAGAGATGGTTCAACCTGTTCTTCAGCGTGTAATCTATATTCTACGCAAGCAGGGTCGCATTGAAGTACCTACTGTTAATGGGCGTGAGATTAAGGTTCGATCTTCTTCGCCATTAGCTCAAGCGCAAGCCAACCAAGACATCTCAAACATTAATCGCTTCTTGCAAGTGGTTGCTGGCAACTTTGGCCCCGAGGTGATGAACCTCTTGATTAAGTCTGAAGATGCGGCAGTATACTTGGCTAAGAAGTTTGGTGTTCCTGATTCTCTGATCAGGGATAATGCAGAGCGGCAACGCATTGTTCAAGCCGCTCAACAATTACAACAGGCGCAACAGCAAGGAGT